CACAGTACAACGCACTACCTACTGGTGGTACAGTACCTGTTGGAAAAGAGGCGATGAATCGTCGTCAAATCGAAACCTTTATTGCTGGTGGTGTTATTGCTGCTAATGATTTAGTTTGTTTAGATTTGTCTGCAACAGGATTGGGCACTCAAGGTATTACAGTTGTAAAGGCAGATAATGGAGCACTTACTACTACAATCGTAGTAGGGTTTGCGCTTAGTGCTGCTGCTGCTGCTGGAGATACAGTTGATGTTACTATTGCTGGTTTACACGAACAAGGAAAAGTGGCTGCTGCAATTGGAAATGCTCCAGGTTCAGCTTTGACTGCTGGTGCTACTCCTGGTGAAGCAGCATTGTATGTAAATTCTGATATACAACCTATTATTGGGTATTGTATGGGAGATGCTACTACTGGTGTCACTTCTGTATTTGTTATCAAGCAAATGTAATTCTTGTTTCTTATCAAGCCGAAGGGGTGGGTGTTTCGCCCATCCCTTTTTTCGTATGGTGACCTATGGCTAATTTAAAAGCACTTCGACAAAAGATTAAGAACATCACTGACTACAGCCCAGAGTTGTCGCAGTTTGATGACCAGTTGGATGAACTTATCAATGATGCGTACTACAGTTTGTGGACGTTGAAACGATGGAGTTTTGCAACCAAGTTAGATACTATACAGTTCCATACAGATATGTTGTCAACAACAGATACAGAGAATGTTACTGCATTGGTTAAGCAAGTAACTGCTACAGTGACCAAGGGTCAACGTAGAGTGTTGTTCAGTGCCAAAATGGATAGACTGCACAACAAAGGTATATGGGAAGGACAACCCATAGAGATTGATACTATGGAGTACACAATCTCAAAAGTCCTAGACGAAAACGAACTGTTTCTTGACCGGGCATTTGAAGGTACTACGAGTACTACAAATAGCAACTGGAAGATTAAGAAGCGATGGTATGACCTACCCGAAAACTGTCTTGAACTGTTGTACTTAGGTCATCGAGATTACCCATATGTAAGTGTCAGTGGGTCACAGAATCCGTATGGTAAGTCAACAGCAATCTTACCTAGACGTGAAGAAGATTTAAACTTGCGTGTAGATTACACACAGTCATATGCTGAAGCATACATTACAAGTCCAGTACAGAATATAGCACCAGCAGAACAATTGACTATTACGTTGCCAAGTGTCAGTGGGGAGTTTCAATCTGGTAAGTTCTATGAGTTTGCATGGGTTTTCTTAAAAGATGGTAAGGTTGGTGCATTGTCCGAATCTCAAGAAATAGAGATTGTAGGAGATAATAAAACTGTCCGAATCAACTTCAAGGGCTGGGATGACTTAGACATTGTTGCAGATACGTACAATACCAAAGACAAAGTTGCTTCTCAATGGGAAGGCTATCGTAAAATGATTGTGTGGAACAAGAACTACAATCAAACTACAGGTGAGCGCAAAGGACTTCCATGTTGGTTGTATGTGGTAAATGGTGGTGCAAACAGAAATGAGTCTACTTACCTTGAACCAGTAGTTGCCCAGGATACACAAGAGTTTCAGAACATTACACATCTGAATCAACTAGACAATGGTTCTCCACGATACGTAGAGATAGATGGAAACCATCAACAAATCCGACCATACCCACGTCCGATTGGATATGACTTTGAAGTAGAACAAGTATTAGATGGTGAGAATGTAGATGTGTACCATGACTATGTACGTGAAGGTGTCATGCGTTACATGGTAAAGCCAAGAGATATATTGTTGGCTACCGATGTACCACAGATGCCTTATGAGTTTCATCAGCTGATTGTGTACAAGGCACTTGAGGACATTTATTTGAAGTTGGGTCAACAAGGATTAGCAGCAACATATGAAAAAAAATACATGAAAGAAATCAACAACCTGGCAAGACGATACGTTGATAAGATTGATGCGCGTGTAGTTCGTGGTCGCTTCCAAGTAGCACATGGTCGTCCAACATATGATGGTTCATCACTTCGGAGACTTTCATGAAACCACAACGGTTTAAACGCTTTGTTCCATGTGGTGGTGTCAATCAAGTATTGATGCCCAAACTTGGCGATGCCAACATCATTAACAACTGTCGATATGTGGCAGAAGATGGATGGTTGGCTAACGTAGGGTTTGAGTCATGGTGGAAGTTGCCTTCCTCATGGACTGTAACTGCTGAAGTTGCATTGAAGTATCTAGAAAAGAAAGTAGATGCTGTGTACCAATGGAAGCGACAAGGTACAACTGACATCTACACTTTTGTAGAGCAGAATGGGAGTCTATATTATGTATTGGGCAATAAAGGACAAGGCGCAACGTATACTGGGTCGTTCTATGAAAACGACATTGTTGTGGTCGATAGTAATCGTCACGTTCCCAAGTTGGGTGATATTGGTTCTCAGTTTATCAACCTAGGAAGCAATCTCTTAATTATCAATGGTCGAGATAGAGCACTGTTGTTTAGTGGTGATAGAGTATGGCGCGACTTTGGTTTTGTATTGCAGACTCCAAGTTGTAATCCACTAGATGTAGACACAGGCTATCAAGATGGTGAAGTTCTTAGTGGTGGTGCTGCTGTATGGTTTGGTAAAAATAGTCAGTATGGATTAGGCACTTTGGTATTTGATGCTGATGGTAATGTGGTTGAAACACCATATACATACAACTACAAGATGTCTATGATTACAGACTTAGGTGCTGAATCTCCATTAAGTGCAATACAAAGTGTTAACTGGTCGTTGCCAGATGCTAGTCCTGCATACAGATATGGCGTGGCACTTGACTTACCAATCGGACAAGAGGGTGTAGTTGCTCGTAGAATCTACAGGACCAAAGAAATAAACAACAATGGTGAACTGTATTACTTCGTTACACAGATTAACGAAAACAGTAGTCGATTCTTTATAGATGCACTTCCCGACAGGTTTCTAGTTGATACAGCTCCTTCTTTTACAGCCAGTACACCTATTACAACCAACTTTCGGTTTGGGGAAGTGTGGGACAATAGATTGTGGTTGGCAGAAGGCGCACGTATTGTGTACTCAGATGGTGGTATCTTTGAGCAGTTTGGAGCATTGAACTACTTTGACTTAGGCAATCAAACAGGTGGTGACATTACCCAACTGGTTGCATTTTACAACAACCTTATTGTGTTTAGAGAAGATGCTATTAACATTATTTCGTTTGATGCCGGTTCATACAACATCAGTACCATTACAAACTCACTTGGTACTACTGCTTCCAATGCTGTTGTCATTATTCCTCAGTTGGGTGTGGTATTCCTCAACGAGCAAGGGGTCTGGATGCTCACAGGTGGATTGAATGGTGGAGCATCTATTCAGATACAGAAAATAAGTAAGCCAATAGACAAACAGTTAAAACAACTGAATCGTCCAATGATACACAAGTCCGTTGCTGCATACAGTTTCAGAGAGAAAGAAGTGTGGATACATTGGCCAAGTGCAGATGCCACCACACCCGACACAGGGGTAGTTTTACACTTAGAGCCACAAACACCCATGTGGTCATTTAGAACAGACGTAACGACACCAGAGAACTCGTATTGGAGTGCAATGGCAACTACGGTCAATGGATACTTCCTATTGGGCAATGACCCTAACTGGACACTTGCTGGAAGTGCCACTACAAAGAAGTTTGGTCCACTACAAGTTATGAGTGCCAATGCGTTTTGGGGTCAATCTGCTACGGTAAGTTCGTTTGGGGATAATGCTACTTTTACAGTTACAAATACAGCGCATCCAGGACACAACTGGGAAAGTGCATGGTACGCATATCAAGACCAAAGTGTAAAGATACGATACTTCAGTGTAGAAATGCAGATAATGTCCTATGGTGACAACCCATTCGACTTCTACTATGGCATTGACTACTCGTATACAGAGAACGCAACCAGCACACAGAAGCAAGCAAAGAGTGAAACTGTATATACACTGAATGAGGATTCAGTTTTTGGACCAACAGACCGTACGATAACCAAAGTGCCATTCAAGGTGAATGTAAGCAAACTGGCAGAAGGTAGGTTGATCACATTGCGATATGACGTAAACTCAGAGTTGTGTGACCAGTTTAAGTTTGGTATACGTACTACAAGTGGTCAACAATGGCATCTGGTATCGTTTAACCTGTTGTCTGATGCAGTTGCTATGCCAGCACTTAACCAGTCTACTAGGGTGTCACGATGAAAGTATTTACACAGGTAGGTCAAAAGAA